GTTTCGCACCCGCTCCCAGCATTTCTGTAATACTTTGTCAATACAACTACCCTGACACCCCTACCCCGCCAAAATTTTTATAAAAAATCCAGATCACACTTGTCTAATGCTTGACAAACAACCATAAAAAAATCCCCCGGCATTTCTGACGGGGGATTCAACCCAAACTGGGAACTAGGAGAAGCAATGAACAAGCGGGCTTGCCCACCACCGGAAACAAGTGTACACTGCGCCGCATTACAGTCAACGCTGAGGTTTTATACAGGTGTTCGATCACTTGATAAATTTCGATCCGCCCGTTGAGGATCATCCCGGTGCAACTCCGGTGGCCAAACTCACGCCCGCTCAACACCTCGACGCCCAGATCAACACGGCGGACTGGCTGCGTGCGCTCGGTGCCAAGGACGAGACCGAGATCGCCACACCTCTGGAGCAAGACGCCGCCCGCAAATCTTTCGCTGCGCTGACAACAGGTGCACCCACGGAAGACGCCCACGCTCTCCTCACCAAGCTCGACACCCCTCCGGCTGTGCGCCACCTCGTCGGCATGCTGACCGCCTACGACTGGGAATTTGTACAGCAGGCCCAGCAGTTGCGCGGCTACGCCGTGGCCAAAATCTTGGAAGATTGCGAGCACCCCACGGCCTCCATCCGACTCAAGGCGCTCCAGCTTTTGGGCAAGGTGACGGAGGTGGGGCTGTTCACCGAGAAGATCGAGGTCAAGAAGACGGACCTCACCGAGGCCGAGATCGACGCCAAGCTCAAAGAGAAGCTGGCCAAGTTCATGGACGTGACCGACGCCGAGGTCATCGACGTGGAAGAGAAACACCCAGCACCGACAAGTGACGACAGCCCAACCGATACTGACGCCTGAGCAGGCGGCAGCCCTCTACAAGAATCTGAGCCGGATGACCCCGGCTGAGAAGGTCGAGGCGTTGGAGCTGCTGGACAAGGCTGCCGAGCAGCACACCCGCGCCAAGGCGCGTGGGGACATGATCGAGTTCGCCAAGTACGTCTACCCCGGATTCAAGGTCGGGCCACACCACAGGAAGCTGGCCAAGATTTTTACGGACGTGATCGAGGGCCGCAAGAAGCGCGTCATCATCAACATCGCGCCTCGTATGGGCAAGTCCGAGTTCAGCTCGTACCTGTTCCCTGCATTCTTCCTAGGGGAATACCCTGAGAAGAAGATCATCATGGGGACGCACACTGCTGGTTTGTCCGAGGACTTCGGACGCCGAGTGAGGAACCTGATTGACTCCGACGAGTACAAAGAACTCTTCCCTGAGACGCTGGTGGCCGACGATCAAAAGGCGGCTGGCAAATGGTCTACAAGCGCTGGCGGTCAGTACTATGCTGCTGGCGTCGGCGGTGCTCTTGCTGGCCGTGGTGCTGATCTGTTCGTTATCGACGATCCTCACTCGGAACAGGACGTAAAGATCAACAGCCGCTTGGCGTTCGACACCGCATGGTCGTGGTTCCAGACTGGCCCGTTGCAGCGCTTGATGCCGGGCGGGGCGATCATCCTCATCATGACGCGGTGGTCCAAGCTGGACCTGACCGGGCGGCTCATTGACTACCAGATCAAGAACAACATCCCGGAAGAAGACCGCTGGGAGGTGGTGGAGCTGCCAGCTATTCTGAACGAGGGCACGGAAAACGAGAAGTCTCTCTGGCCGGAGCAGTGGCCACTGGAGTCGTTGAAGGGCAAGAAAGCCAACATGGACCCGCAGTACTGGAACGCCCAGTACATGCAGAACCCGGTGTCGAACAATGCAGCAATCGTCTCACGCAACTCTTGGCGCATCTGGCCCGGCGACGAGCCGCCCCCATGCGAGTACGTCATCCAGTCTTGGGACACGGCCTTCGAGGCCAAGAACAGCGCCGACTACAGTGCCTGTACTACTTGGGGGGTCTGGTACAACGAGGAAGAGCACAACCAGCCCCAAGTGATCCTGCTCGACGCGTTCAAGGACCGGATGCAGTTCCCGGAGCTGAAAGCCGTGGCGCTCAAGCACTACAAGGAGTGGGAGCCCGACGCGTTCATCGTTGAAAAGAAGGCAGCAGGTGCACCGCTCATTCAAGAGATGCGCAACATGGGCATCCCGGTTGAGGAGTTCACACCTAGCCGTGGCAACGACAAGATAGTAAGATTGAACGCAGTCTCCGACCTGTTCGCCTCCGGCAAGGTCTGGGCACCGGACACACGCTGGGCGCGTGAGGTGATCGAGGAGGTGGCATCGTTCCCCAACGGAGATAACGATGACTACGTGGATACGACCAGCCAAGCCCTGCTACGCTTCCGGCGCGGAGGGTTCGTCCCGCTTGACAGCGATGAGAAGGACGACCCGATCTATTTCAAACGCCGAGCGGCGTACTACTAAGGACAGATGATGGCCACCAACATCGACAAGGCGTTTTACCAAGCACCCGTGAGCATGGAGCAAGCTGCGGCTGGCGAGGAGCCCATTGAGATCGAGATCGTTGATCCCGAAGAAGTGAACATCCAAGCAGGACCGTTGAGCATCCACATCGAGCCGGGCGAGCCCAGCATCGCTGACTTCGATGCCAACCTTGCCGAGTTCCTCGACGACTCCGTGCTTCAGACGCTGGCCGGTGATCTGGAGGAGGACATCAACAACGACAAGAACTCCCGCAAGGACTGGGAGAAGTCGTACACCGAGGGCTTGAAGCTGCTGGGCCTCCAGTATGAGAACCGCACCGAGCCGTGGGACGGCGCGTGTGGCGTGTTCCACCCGATGATTACGGAAGCCGTTGTAAGGTTCCAGTCAGAAGCGATCACCGAGACCTTCCCGGCGCGTGGTCCGGTCAAGACCAAGATCGTGGGCAAGCAGACCCCGCAGAAGCAAGAGGCCGCCATTCGTGTCGAGAACGACATGAACTACGAGCTGACCGAGGTGATGAAGGAGTTCCGCCCCGAGCATGAGCGCATGCTGTGGTCGCTGCCCGCCACCGGCTCGGCGTTCAAGAAGGTGTACTACGACCCGAGCCTTGGCCGCCAAGTCTCGATGTTCATCCCGGCTGAGGACATCATCCTGCCGTACGGGGCCACGGACCTCGACACCTGCTACCGCGTGACGCACGTCATGCGCAAGACCAAGAACGAGATTCTCAAGCTCCAAGAGGCGGGCTTCTACCGCGAGGTGGACATTGGCGAGCCTGACCGCACGCAGACTGACATCCAGAAAGCCAAGGACAAAGAGACTGGCTTCCAAGACCTGAACGACGAGCGCTTCACTTTGCTGGAGTGCCACGTGGACTTTGTGGTCAATGACGACCCGCTGGCTGATCGGGACGATGACGATGTGCACACCGGCATTGCCCTGCCGTACGTGATTACCGTCGTCAAGGGTACCAACACGGTGTTGGCCATCCGCCGCAACTGGCGGGAGGACGACGAGCTGCGCTTGAAGCGCCAGCACTTTGTCCACTACCAATACATCCCCGGCTTCGGTGCCTATGGCTTCGGTCTGTTCCACCTGATCGGTGGGTACGCCAAGGCGTCCACGTCCATCCTGCGCCAGTTGGTCGATGCGGGCACGCTGTCGAACCTGCCCGGCGGTCTGAAGGCCCGTGGCCTGCGCATCAAGGGAGACGACACCCCCATCGCTCCGGGCGAGTGGCGCGACGTGGACGTGGGCTCCGGCGTGATCCGCGACAACATCCTGCCGCTGCCGTACAAAGAGCCGTCGGCTGTGCTGGCCACGCTGCTGGACAAGATCGTGGACGAGGGCCGTCGCTTCGCCGCAACAGCGGACGTGAACGTCAGCGACATGTCGGCCAACGCCCCGGTGGGCTCCACGCTGGCTGTGCTGGAGCGCCAGCTCAAGGTGATGACGGCGGTTCAGGCCCGCCTGCACTACAGCTTCAAGCAAGAACTGAACCTGCTGGCAGACATCATCCGCGACTACACGGACGACAGCTACGACTACGAGCCGGACGACAACGCCCCGGCCAAGGCCAAGGCGTCGGACTACGAGTACCTCGACATCATCCCGGTCAGTGACCCCAACGCGGCCACCCTGAGCCAGCGCGTCGTCCAGTACCAAGCCGTCATCCAGATGGCGCAGATGGCCCCGGACATCTACGACATGCCCAAGCTACATCGCGGTATGCTGGAGGTGCTCGGCATCAAGAACGCCGACAAGCTCGTGCCGCTGCCCGAGGACCAGAAGCCCCGTGACCCGGTGAGCGAGAACATGGCTGCTCTGAAGCTGGAGCCGCTCAAGGCGTTCTCGTACCAAGACCACGAGGCACACATCAAGGTGCACATGGCCGCGATGCAAGACCCACTGATCCAGCAGATGGTCGGCCAGAACCCCAAGGCCAGCCAGATCGTGGGTGCCATGCAGGCACACATCTCCGAGCACGTCGCCTACGCATACAAGCGTCGCATCGAGCAGCAGCTCGGCATGCCCCTGCCCAACATGGAGGACGACGACGCCAAGATGGCTCCGCAGATTGAGCTGGCGCTCTCGGGCATGATGGCCGAGGCCGCTCAGCGCGTGCTCACCCAGTCTCAGGCCATGGCGGCTCAGCAGCAGGCTCAGCAGAACGCCCAAGACCCGCTCATCCAGCTCCAGCAGCAGGAGATGGCGATCAAGGCGCAGGACGCGCAGACCAAAGCTGCCAAGGTGCAGGGCGACCTCCAGCTCAAAGCGCAGGAGCTTCAGCTCAAGGCGCAGGAGGTGGCTGCTCGTCAGGGTGAGAACCCGCAGGTGGCCGCAGCCAAAGCGCAGCAAGAGCTGCAAGCCACGGCTCTGAAGACCCAACAGCAGCTCCAAGCCGATGCCCAGCGCACAGCGACGGAGTTGGCTGCACAGCGTCAGAAGCTGGCAATGGACGCGCTAGCGCACCAGCAACAGTTGCGTCAGAAGGCGCAAGCCCACGCGGTTGACATGGCGCTCAAGGCCCAGACCGCGCAATCTAAACCCAAGAAGGAGAAGCCCGCTAAATGATCCAAGACTTCGCACGCGTACTGCGCGAACAAGTACGCAAGGACATGAACAACTACGCAGACGACCTCGCTGGAGGCGGCTGTCGCTCATTCGACGAATATCAAAAACTCTGTGGTGTCATTCAAGGTCTAGCCATCGCAGAGCGTTACATCCTCGACCTTGCAGAGAAACTGGAGAAATCCGATGAGTGAATCAGGTCTGATCCTGCCACCGGGCATCGCTTTGCCCAAACACATCCAACCCGTAGACGCCCCCGAGGCCGATGCGGACAACGAGACCAAAGCGTCCGCGCTGCCGACACCTACTGGGTGGAAGCTGCTGTGCATCGTGCCGGAGGTATCCGACAAGCTCGAAGGCACGTCGCTGGACTTGGTGCGCGACATGACCACCCTCAAGCAAGAAGAGCACGCCACAACCGTGTTGTTCGTGCTGCGTGTTGGCCCTGACGCCTACAAAGACCAGACCAAGTTCCCGTCCGGGCCTTGGTGCAAGGAAGGAGATTTTGTGCTGGTGCGCACCTACTCGGGCACCCGGTTCAAGATTTTCGGCAAGGAGTTCCGCATGATTAACGACGATCAGGTGGAATGTGTTGTGGAAGACCCACGCGGAATCACCCGCGCATAAGGAGCAGAGATGGACCCGAAAGATGAGTTCAAGTTTCCTGACGAACAGGACGAGAAGATCGAGGTCGAAGCCGAGGGCGGCGACGTAGAGATCGAGATTGTTGACGACACCCCCGACAAGGACCGTGGTCGCAAGCCTTTGGACCGCGAGGTGGAAGACCCCACCGACGACGAGATCGAGAGCTACTCCGATAACGTCAAGCGCCGCATCAAAGACCTGACGCACGCCCGTCACGACGAGCGCCGTGCCAAGGAGGCTTTGCTGCGTGAGAAGCAGGAGCTGGAGCGCCTTGCCCAGCAGTTGCTGCAAGAGAACCGCAACCTCAAGACGACCGTCAACACCGGCACCGAAGAGTACGTGACCATGGCCAAGACCGTTGCGGACACGCAACTGGAGAAAGCCCGTCGTGACTTGAAGGCTGCCCAAGAAGCGTTTGACACCGATGCCATCTTGGCCGCGCAGGAGGCTTTGTTTGAAGCCAAGATCGCTGCCGACCGTGCAAAAAATTTCCGCCCCACCCCTTTACAGGTGGATGAGGAGGTGGTACAAACGCGTCAACCTGAACCCCAACGTGTTCAGCCGGACGAAAAAACCTTGCGCTGGCAAGCTAAAAACCAGTGGTTCGGAGCACAGGGATTCGAGGAAGTTACCAGCTACGCACTAGGGCTGCATCAGAAGCTAGTGACATCGGGTGTGGACCCCCGCTCCGATGACTATTTCGAGCAGATTGACGCTCGCGTGAAGTCGAAGTTCCCGGAAGTTTTCGGTGGCAACGACAGGCCGACAAACGGCAGTTCGACAAAGCGACCTACAGCGGTAGCGGCTCCGGCGACTCGTTCGTCGGGTGCAAAGAAAATCCAGTTGACGCAGACACAGCTCGCGCTGGCTCGGAAGTTTGGATTGACCCCGCAGCAGTACGCTGCTCAAGTAGCAAAATTGGAGAACTGAAATGGCTGAAAACCGTACCCCTCGTGACCTCGTGTCGCGCGAAAAATCCGCTCGTGCAGTCTATGTGCCGCCGAGCAACTTGCCCGATCCGACACCTGAGCCCGGATACCTGTATCGCTGGGTAGCGACACACGTGATGGGACAGGCCGATCCGACCAACGTCTCCAAAAAGATGCGGGAAGGATGGGAGCCGGTGAAGGCGGCAGACCACCCGGAACTGCAACTGTTCGGCAATCAGTCTGGTAACGTGGAGATTGGTGGCCTCATGCTCTGCAAGATGAGCGTTGAGCAAGCCAATGCCCGTAACGAGTACTACGCCAAGCAAGCGCAGGCCCAGATGGACTCTGTGGACAACCACTTCATGCGAAACAACGACCCTCGCATGCCGCTGTTCAGTGACAAGAAGTCATCGACCAGCCGTGGGCAGGGTTTTGGTTCTGGTTCTAAGTAACAAGGAGCTTTAAATGGCATCTACCGCTTCTCCCTACGGCTTCAAAGCCGTGAACGAGTTGGGTGGCCTACCTTATGCTGGTAGCACCCGTTCGTTCCTCATCAACCCGGCTGGTTACAGCAACAACATCTTCAACGGTTCGTTGGTGTATGTTGGTTCTGACGGCTACCTGCAACTCGTTACCGCTACTGGCGCTGACGCAACCACCAACGCTTTCCCGGCTGGCACCACGCTGACCGGCGCTGTTGGCGTGTTCGTGGGCTGCCAATACGTGAACGCGCAAGGTCAAACGATCTTCTCGCAGTACTACCCCGCCAACACCACTGGCGTCGTGTCTGCGTTTGTGATTGATGACGACCGTACCGTGTTCCAAGTGCAGGCCGATGGCGTCATCAGCCAGACCGAACTGGGCAACAACGTGTACTTGGCCAACGCCCAGTCCACCAGCACCGGCTCCACCACGACCGGCAACAGCAACATCGCCGTGAACGCCACTGCTATCACCACCACCGCTGCTTTCCGCATCGTTGGCTTCGTGAACAGCACGACTTCGCAGGTTGGTGATGCTTACACCGACATCTTGGTGAAGTTCAACCCCGGCTATCACAGCTATTCCAACGCCGTTGGCCTGTAAGGAGTAAGACATGGCTATTTCCCGCGCACAACTGCTCAAAGAGCTGCTCCCCGGCCTGAACGCCCTGTTCGGCATGGAATACGCCCGCTACGGCGAAGAGCACAAGGAAATCTACGAGACCGAGAAATCGGAGCGTAGCTTTGAAGAAGAAACCAAGCTGGCTGGCTTCGCTGCTGCACCTGTCAAGAACGAAGGCTCCGCCATCGCTTACGACAACGCGCAAGAAGCGTTCACCGCTCGCTACACCCACGAGACCATCGCGCTGGGCTTCTCGATCACCGAGGAAGCCGTCGAGGACAACCTGTACGACAGCCTGTCTGCTCGTTACACCAAGGCCCTCGCCCGCGCTATGTCGTACACCAAGCAGGTCAAAGCCGCTTCCGTTATCAACAACGGTTTCAGCGGTTCGTATCTGGGCGGTGATGGCGTGTCGCTGTTCGGCGTGAACTCCGGTGGTTCCCGCGTTGGTCACCCCTTGGTGGGCGGCGGCGTGAACTACAACAGCCCGTCGGTGGCCGTCGATCTGAACGAGACCTCGCTGGAAAACGCTGTGATTCAAATCGCTGCGTGGACCGACGAACGTGGTCTGTTGATCGCTGCCAAGCCGAAGAAGATGGTGGTTCCCCCGGCCCTCATGTTCGTTGCCAAGCGTCTGCTCGACACCGAACTGCGCGTCTCCACTGCTGACAACGACATCAACGCGTTGAAGCAGATGGGTGCCATCCCTGAAGGCTACACCGTCAACCACTTCTTGACCGACAGCAACGCTTGGTTCCTGCTGACCGACGTGCCCAACGGCCTGAAGCACTTCGAGCGTACGCCGATGGCTACCTCGATGGACGGCGACTTCGACACCGGCAACGTGCGCTACAAGGCACGTGAGCGTTACAGCTTCGGCTGGAGCGATCCGCTGGGTATCTGGGGCTCTGCTGGGGCCTGATGAGATGAAAAAAGGGGAGCCTTGTGCTCCCCTTTTTTCTGCGGTATATTCACCGCACTTTCCGGGTTTCCGGTGTGTCTGACAGTCCCGGCTGACGTTCATGCAGACAGGCACACACCAACGCATGTGAGGTTCAAATGGCCAATACCACTTTCAACGGGCCGGTTCGTTCGCAGAACGGCTTTCAAACTGTTTCCATCGACGCCACGACTGGTGTCGTGACTGTCACTTCTACCCTTGGTGCTACCACCAGCATCACGACCCTGACCGTCTCTGGCGTCGTGAAGTTCACTGGCCTGCCCACTTCTGACCCCACCGTTGCTGGCCAACTGTGGAATGACGCTGGCACGCTCAAAGTCTCCGCAGGCTAAGGAGTCACCGCCATGATGCAAACCGATGTATCCAGTGCATCGGCCACGGCGGACGGTACGTTGGTGGCTCAGGCCACCCGTATCAAGGCGATCACGATCACGACGACCAGCTCTGCCGGTTCTGTGGTCCTGAAGGATGGCGGCTCTGGCGGTACGACCAAGCTCAACATCACCACGCCTGCTGTGGCCGAGATTTTCAACGTTCTGATCCCCGGCGAGGGCATCCGTTTCACGACCGATGTGTACGTGGACGTGACCAACGTCAGTGGTGTGACGGTGTTCTATGGCTAAGTCGCCCGCTTGGCAGCGTAAGGAAGGCAAGAACCCCAACGGCGGCTTGAACGCCAAGGGCCGCGCCTCCTACAACAAGGCGAACCCCGGCAAGCCGGGCCTCAAGGCCCCGCAACCCGAGGGCGGCAAACGCCGCGACTCCTTCTGCGCTCGCATGGAGGGCATGAAGAAGAAGCTGACAAGCGCCAAGACGGCCAAAGACCCCGACAGCCGGATCAACAAGAGCCTGCGGGCGTGGAAGTGCTGAGATGGAAGGCAATCTTTGGAACCTGATCCTGACAGGTCTGGTTGGTATTTTTGGGTGGGTGTTGCGCGAGAAGGCTTCGGAGCTGAAACGCGTTGAGATTTTGCTCAACAAGACACGTGAGGAGGTGGCCAAGGAGTACGTCACGAAGGTTGAAGTCCACAGCGACATTAACCGAGTGCTCGACCGACTTGACCGCCTTGAGTCCAAGATTGACAGCTTCATCCGGGAGCAACGCAGTGCCATCGGTTAGCAAGAAGCAACACAATCTGATGGCGATGGTCGCACATGACCCCGCCGCAGCAAAGCGACTGGGAATCTCTCAGTCGGTGGGTAAAGAGTTCGTCAACGCGGACAAGGGCCGCAAATTTTCAGAAGGAGGCCGCATCATGGCTAAGCAAGGTTCTGGCAATGGCATCACCAAAGCCAAAATGGGTTCTGTTCGTACCGCCGCTCCCAGCAAGGACGGCATCGCTGCCAAGGGTAAGACCAAGGGCAAGCAAGTGGTCATGCAAGGCGGCAAGCCGCTGGGCATGAAAAAGGGCGGCAAAGCCTGCTACTGACATGATGGCCAGTCGCGGGATGGGGGCAATCGCCCCCAGCAAGATGCCCAAAGGCACGACGAAAGCTCGTCGTGACAACACCGACTTCACGGAATACGCGAAGGGCGGTGCGGTGTGGGACAAACCCAACCCAGCCAAGAAGCACAAGACGCTGACCCCTGCAAAGAAGGCCAGCGCCAAGGCGGCGGCAAAGGCTGCGGGGCGTCCGTACCCCAACCTGATCGACAACATGCGCGCCGCAAAGGCAAAGTAAATGGCAACACAACTCACCTCCGGCACCGCATCATTCAATCTCGACCTGTCTGAGCTGGTCGAGGAGGCGTTTGAGCGCGTCGGGAGTGAGTTGCGTACCGGCTACGACCTGAAAACGGCACGCCGGTCCATGAACTTACTGTTTGCTGACTGGGCAAACCGTGGCGTCAACATGTGGACGTTCGACCAAGGCACCATCACGCTGGAACAGGGGCTCAACACGTACCCGATTCCTGCCGACACGGTGGATTTGCTCGATCACGTCATCCGCACGCAGCCCAACCAGCAGTCGAATCAGGCCGATTTGACGATCACGCGCATCTCGATCTCGACTTACGCCACGCTGCCCAACAAGTTGCAGCAGGCCCGGCCCATTCAGGTCTGGTATCAGCGCTTGGACGGCCAGATTTCCCCCACT